TTGCGATTTTAGGATTAACGCCTCTAACTATAATGTGGTAGAATTTGAACATAGCGGCAGCACCTATAGAAAAGCTTTTGTAGGCTGTACCTATCACTGTGGATAAAAATGAGTAAAGACCAAGAATACATCGCCAAGCTAGAAAAAGCAATCTCCCAGAAGTATGGAGACGATGCGATCAACAACCCGGCCCGCTTTTGGTCCGCGGACAAAGAAAAAGAATACATCCAGCAGTCTCTAGAAGAGCGGCAGAAGTTCGCCAAATTGTCTTCCGCGGAAGACAATGTAGAACAAGACGGATTTTCAATAAACAAAAAACTACTTAATAGAGATCATAATAGGACTTGTCCCGTTTGTGAAAAATATTCTTTTCATCCGCGTGATGATTTGTACATGAATAAGTTCGAAGCCTGCTTCGAGTGCTATATACAGTACATCGACATGCGTGAAGAAAGATGGGCAAACGGCTGGCGACCTAACAAGGAAGAATAAAAATGGCAACAGTATACGAAATCATTCAAGGAATTAATCAAGCGGCCGCCAACGGCTCCTGGGATGGCGCCCACGAAGAGTCGCTGCAGGCAGACGGTAAAGCTCGCGATGCCGGTCTTAAGAGGCAGGACGGTCATTATATCAATGATCGCCGTGTAATGGACGGCTTCAATGTTAAGTTTCATGGGCCCATTTTGCGCCTTACCTACCAAGCTGAGACGCGCATCAAAGAGGTCCAGGATAAGGGATATGAGAATGAGATCTCTAGCCAGCTAGCGGAGATTGTTAAGTTTCTTAAGAAGGAATATAAAGCTATCACCGGCAACGCTTTGACCTTAACCAAAGAGGGAGACCATCACATTCTGGTTCAGCGAATTTCCAATTACCGGACCGATGTTCAGGCTCACTGCGATTACCGAATCGGCGGTTTAACAGATGTAGTTGAAGTGAATGAGGGCAGCGACGACGACCGTCTGGACGATGCTATCAAAGACTGGCTCGCTCTCGGACCCCAGAACAGGCGACCCAAGAACGATACACGCAAAGGCAAGTAAGAAATGCTATGGGGAATATCCTCACCAAGCAAGAAATACTGAAAGAGATCGTTAAAGCCGGGAAGGACCCGGTTTACTTTACCAGCAATTACGGTCGTATTTCCCACCCACAAAGGGGCACGATTCCTTTTAAAGCATATGATTACCAAAATCAGCTATTAAAGGACTTTGTAGATTACCGCTTCAATATTACACTAAAGGCACGCCAGCTCGGTATTTCAACGATCACGGCTTCCTATGTAAGCTGGTTGATGCTGTTTCACAAAGATAAAAACATTTTGGTGGTAGCTACGAAGCTTCAAACTGCCACGAACTTGGTTAAAAAAGTAAAGGCGTTAATTAAGAATTTGCCACAATGGATGCAAATTGCGTCTATTACAGTTGATAATAGAACCTCCTTTGAACTTTCTAATGGATCCCAGATCAAGGGCTCCTCAACATCTGGCGATGCCGGCCGTTCAGAAGCATTGTCCTTATTGGTAATTGACGAGGCCGCGCATGTTGAAAAACTTAGCGACTTGTGGACCGCCCTATACCCCACACTATCGACCGGCGGCCGCTGCATCGCCCTATCCACCCCTAATGGTGTTGGAAATTGGTTCCATCAGAACTGTGTTGAGGCCGAAGCTGGTACAAACGATTTTCATATGACCACACTAATGTGGGATGCCCACCCAGACCGCGATCAGAAATGGTTCCAAAAAGAAACCAGAAATATGTCGAAGCGGCAGATCGCACAAGAACTTGAATGCAATTTCAATGTTTCGGGAGAGACCGTTATTCATCCGGATGACATTCAATGGTACCTGGAGAGGACGACGACACCCGAATATCGCACGGGCTTTGATAGAAATTATTGGATTTGGAAACGATATGATCCTCATAAAACCCACCTCGTTGTAGCCGACGTCGCAAGAGGTGACGGTAAAGACAACAGTGCGTTTCATATTTTTGAATTGGAAACCATGGAGGTGGTAGCCGAATATGTGGGGAAACCCACACCCGAAGAATTTGCTGATATATTATATAATGTGTCGGCCGAGTACGGCAATCCCATGTTGGTTATAGAAAACAACAACATAGGTTACGCAGTACTTAAAAAACTGCTTGATAAAGGGTATCCTAACATATATCACTCTACTAAGGGAGATCACCAGTATGTGGACCCGATTACAGCTCAATGGCAGTCTAATGTTATCCCCGGGTTCACAACTTCTTCCAAAACGCGACCTCTTATTGTTGCCAAAATGGAAGAGTTTATGAGGAACAAACTAATTAAGATTAACTCAAGTCGCCTTCTTTCGGAAATGAAAACATTTGTTTGGCACAGCGGAAGGCCACAGGCGATGAGAAGTTATAATGATGATTTGGTCATGTCGTTTGCAATAGGATGTTGGGTGAGAGATACAGTGATTGTGGAGAGTCAAAAAGATATAGAGTATAGCCGGCAGTTTTTGTCAGCGATTACGACCACGAAGACAGCGATCTCAACCACCATTCCAGGAATGCAGGGACACAAGCAAACTTCTGAAACAAAAAGGGCAGAGGGCGCTGAAGACTTCAACAAACGATACCTCGGACTTATTAAGGGCTAGAAAGTAAATTATGGCTACAAACGAAAAAAACAACAGAAATCCGGCTTCCCCGTTATTTAAAAGATTAACGCGGCTACTCTCGGGACCAATTGTAAATTATAAAGCACAGATCGCGCGCCAAGAACGCCGCGATGATATGGATAAGTATCGGTACCGCTTCCGCTCGATGAGCGGCCAAGAATTTAAGCGCGGCGACACAAACATGTCTCAGCAATATAACATGTTTACATCCGCGGCATTCCGAAATCAGAACCGCGCTGAACGTTACACTGACTTCGAGCAAATGGAGTATATGCCCGAGATTGCTTCGGCCATTGATATTTATGCTGATGAGATGACTACATCTAATGAGTACGATCAGCTTCTAAATATCTCATGCATGAATCTAGAAATCAAAACAATTCTTCATTCGTTGTTTTATGACGTCCTCAACATTGAGTTCAATGCTTTTGGCTGGGCGCGTTCTATGTGCAAATACGGAGACTTCTTTTTGTATTTGGACGTCGACGACACACTGGGCATTACTTCCGTGATTGGTTTGCCAAATAATGAGGTTGAGCGCCTAGAAGGCCAAGACCCTACAAACCCTAACTATGTACAGTATCAGTGGAATGGCGCTGGGATGACCTTTGAAAACTGGCAGGTTGCCCACTTCCGTATTTTAGGTAACGACAAATACGCGCCGTATGGAACATCTGTCCTTGATCCCGCGAGGCGCATTTGGCGGCAGCTTCTTCTTCTTGAAGATGCCATGATCGCCTATCGTGTTGTCCGGGCCCCAGAGCGCCGCGTATTTAAGATTGATGTGGGTAACATCCCGCCCCAAGATATCCCACAGTATATGGAAAAAGTGAAGACCGAGATGAAAAGAAACTCTCTAGTGGATGCCAACACGGGCCGCGTTGATCTTCGTTATAACCCATTGTCTCTTGAAGAAGATTATTTCATTCCCATGCGGGGTGGAGTGGGTTCGGATATTATTTCTCTCCCGGGCGCTAAGTCTCTGGACGATATCGAAGACGTTAAATACCTGCGCGACAAGTTGTTCGCCGCGATCAAAATACCGCAGTCTTATCTCACTAACTTGGAAGGGGCGGACGAAGATAAGACCACACTGGCTCAGAAAGATATTCGCTTTTCACGAACCATCCAGCGTCTCCAGCGGTCCGTAGTGGCTGAGTTAGAGAAAATTGCTGTGGTTCATCTTTATACTTTGGGCTTCCGAGGAGAAGACTTAATTGGCTTTGATCTTACACTCAATAATCCCTCCCGCCTAGCAGAGCTGCAGCAGCTAGAATATTTGCGCACCAAGTTTGATGTTGCGAACGCTGTCCCCGAAGGCACATTCAGCAAACGTTGGATATCTCATAATATTCTCGGCCTGTCCGACGATGAGTTCTTGCGTAATCAGAGAGAGTCCTTTCACGATCGTAAATATCAGCAAGCCCTAGAATCGGTTACTGAGGAAGGAGCAGAGGAAGGTCTTGACGGCGCCGGCCTAGGCGATCTTGGTGGAGAAGAAATGGGCGATCTTGGTGGCGAAGAAATGGGCGGAGAAGAGATGGGCGGAGAAGAGTCGCCCCTCCTGGCCGCACCCGGCCGCCGAGAAGATGATGTTCGTCATTACGATAAGAGTAGTTATAGTGCTAAGAACGGACGCAGCGACAAACGTCGTAAGTATGCCACCGGTCCCCACCGACGAGAAGATTGGGGCCACAAGCCAGAGGCAGGTACCCTCCGGAGCAAGCGCTCCAAAACCCCGGGGTCTCTCAGTATGGTCGACTTCAAATCCTTAGTTGGTCTAGAAGAAAGAAAAGCACCTACTTATACTAGGAGCGAAATTAATTTAGCAGAGAACACCTCATTAGTGAGGCAGTTGGTACAAGAGCTAGAGAATAAAGAGGCGCAAAAAGATGAAACATAATAAAAAGAGAAACACGGCATTTATTTATGAGACTCTGATTAGAGAGTTCACACGCGCAATTGTAGAGAAGAACTCCTCCCGAAAGAGCAGCATCATTAATCTTCTCAGAGAACACTTCGTAAAAGGCACCCCCCTCGCTGACGAACTAGAACTGTATAGTGCCCTTTTAAATACCAAGAATATTCAACGTCCGGTGGCTGAACGTATTCTTCAAGAGACAAAGGGTGCATATCAAAATCTTAATGAAAGTATCATCTTTGATGCTCAATCACAACTTATTAAAGCTATCAACAAGGACCTGGGTCAAGACACCTGGAAGGCCTTCGTCCCCAATTTTAAATCGTTAGCTTCGGTGAGTACAATATTTAGTTCCAAGGGGACCGTTAAAAAGCGTGTTCTTTTTGAACAGGCAATAGTGGATAGGATGAGCGCCCCTCACGCGGGAGATGCCGCCGATGCCATGCGGCCTATTGATAACTTGACATATAATTCATTTATTAAGAAATTCAATGTCAAGTATGGTGTGCTGCTTCAAGAACAGAAAGATCTTTTAAATCAATATATCGCCAGTTTTGCCGATGATGGTTTTGAGTTACGCGTCTATCTTAATGAAGAGTTGCGCCGCTTAAAAGAATCTCTGGCCTCTATAGAAAGATCAACGCTCGCTCCACTGATTACAACCAAAATGGATAATGTGGAGGAGTATCTCGAGGGCTTTCGTCGTCGCGACTTCAATGAGGCCGACTTGAGCAAAGTACTTAAGACCCAACAACTGGTCCAGGAGTTTGCATCTCATGATCAAAATTAAAGTAGGAGGCCCCCAGGCCACGGTCGAGCTGAACGCTCGCAAAGCACTCGACGGGTCTCTTCTTATTATGGATCACAAAGCCATTGATATTGCAGTGATGCCTGATCAGCTTAAGGTTGTCACCTTCCCGAAGACCACTTCCACGGAAGATGTCTATGACTACCAGAACAGACTTTTTGAGATGTTGGCTGACCAGGGAATTGTTGAACGGGCATCCATTCAGGGAGGCAGCGTATTTCGTTCCTTAGAAGGAGCGATAATGGAAAGTGAGCAAGTCAATTCGCTCCAAGCTGCTGTATATGTTATCTCGGAGTTTATATCTTATGAAGCGAGCCACGAAAGGGTGGCTGACGATTACGAGAAAGAGCTAGAAAATATGTATACCCACCCAGACCAGACCGACACAACCGAGTACGGCGAAGTACCGCAGTATGCCGAGAAGGGCTCGATGCGACCGGGTTACTACTACTATCCGCTCCGCAATCGTTACTAGAATATGGAACTATTACACTTTGTGCTTGCCGCTTACGGCATGACTTTTATTATTATACACGGGCATATCTTCAATAAGATACGCCCTCCCTGCAAATCAATGGGCGGCTTCGGTCG